CGGCCATTACTTGCCTTTCTTAGCCGCTGCGCGCTTGGTTGCGTACGCGATGGCTACAGCCTGTTTTGCCGGCTTGCCGGCAGCAATTTCGGCCTTCACGTTCTTGCGAAAGGCGTCCTTGGAGGTGGACTTCACCAGCGGCATGTCACTTGCCCTTCTTGGCTGGCTTGGCCGTCTTGGCAGACGCACGAAACGCCGCAGCAGTGGGCGCGCCCTTGGCGCCCGGCTTCCGCATCTTCTCGCCAGACCCGGCTGCGATGCGCTCCCGTTTGGCGTGAATTGCAGCATACAATCCGGGGCTTCCTGGCTTTTTCATTTGTAGGTTCCTACCGCAAGATTAAGCTTACTGTCGCCTAAAAAATCCGCCACGTCACGGCATAAATTGTAAAAATCTTCAAAGCCAAAATCCGATTTCATGCGGTTTATTGCTTGGCAAACCAGCACCGTGTTAGTTGGCGTATAGCCTACACCGCTGTCTATGCGTTCAATAGAAACGGTATTTAAGCAAGCGGCGTCCAAAGTCATGTCGCGGCCGCTATACGCGCAAACACCTAATTGACGGCGCCAGCATTCTACAACATCGTCAACAGTAAGCGAAAATTCTTGGCCCCGCTTTTCGGCGCTTTTGCGTGCGTTGCGGAGAAAAATCTTGGCGCGGCCTTCAATCGTGGAGTTCTGCTTCTTACGCGACTTTTCGTTACCTTCCGTACAGCAAACTTTGCACCAGCTATGATAGCCGTCTTGCGTCTGATTGTGACGAAAGAACAGCGTAAACGACTTGGTTTCTTTGCAGCGAAAACAAGTTTTCATTAGCACTTCCACCTTCTCATGCTGGCCTTCGCCCTGTCGGCGTTCTCCGACTTGGCTACCACACCCGCCATACGAGCGCAAAAGGATTTTTTACGCCCCTTGTCCGCCTCGGTCTTGGGGCTGGGGGCCGGAGGCTTTAGGTTGGAGCCTGTCTCACGATTGTACTTAGCGCGGCCCTTGGCGGTCAGGCCCGCGCCCTTATCGGTCGGTAGCTTCTCGCCTCGGCCTACGGCCAGCGAAACACTTTTCTTGGCCATCGCGTCCCCGCTGTGCCGGTGAGAGTGTTAGACGCAGTGGATCAGCGCGTAGTTGATCACGACCGCTTCAGACAGCGACCCGGCGCTGATGTTCCGCACCGTAATGGACGCAGCCCCGGCGCTTAGGCCAGACACCCAGCAGTTGTACGCGCCCGCGGTAGCGCCGGCGGCTACGTTCAGGATGAGGATGTCGTTGGTGCTGATGAAGGTGTTGTTCAGCGTAAACGTCACGTTAGTCGTAGCGCCCAGCGCCGCGTTGTTCATCGTGATCTGGCCGGCGGGCTTGTTCAGCGTCACCGCGGTCGACTTGCTGGTCGCCTGCGTTACCGTGCCCTGACCCTCGGCGGTGTAGCCAAGCTGCTCATCGGTCAAGATAATGTTCGCGCCGCTGATGTCCTGATCGGTGAACGCTACGCCGATTGGTTTCGTGTAGGCCATGGTTACGCCCCCATCCAAGAGTTTGAAATTCCGCCCGGAGCATAGGCCCTGCGCGGTGCCCTGTCAACAAATTCCCGGTGGGCTACAGGAAACGCAAACGTCACCGCGATGGCGTCGGCCGCGTCAGGGCTGGCCAGCCCGCGGGCCTTCATATCCTTCTTGCTTTCCAAGAAGATAGTCCCTTTACTGTCCGGTTTCATCATCGGTCCGGTCAGATCGTTCTTGAGGTAGCGGTCCAGCGGGATGGACGCGTCCTTCAGCCAGGTCCGCATCTCGCCCCACATCTCGGCCCGCTTGTTGCCCCACATCAGCGGGTTCTTCGACTTGTTCCCAAAGTTGACCCCCTTGATCTTGTACCGCTGCTCCTTCAGCCGGTCGACGATGCCGGCGCCCAAGCCCCCCTCGTCGATCACCACCAGCGCCGGCTTGTACGTCTCGATGGCGTCGATGACGTGCCCCACCACCGTCATGGTGTCGTCGCCCTTGTGGCGCTTGATCGCCACGATGTCGCGTCCCTGCCGGATGGCGATGACCGTGCTGTCAGACCCGAACCGCGCCGGGTCCACGCCGATGATAATCGGCGCCGACGGGTCTTTGTGCTGCGGCCGGCGCATGGCGTCGTCGACAGTGGATGCCCCGATGAACTGGTCGTCGGACGCGTTGGGGAACTGACCGTACACCTCGACGTGGGCCTGGGTGCTGTCGGGGCCGTACTCGTCGATGATCTGCTGATAGACCTGCTTGTCCGTATGCTCGACCGTGCGCGCGTCCACGATTTTGGTGTCCCAGAAGTCGCGCTTGGAGTGGAAGCATTCGTAGAAGTAGCCGCTGTTGCGTCGCGGGTTGCTGAACGCCAGCCAAAAGCGGTGCGGCGTGTTCTCCGTGAAGAAGCCCGCCGCGACCGACCAGATGCTGTCGTCGATACCGCTGGCTTCGTCGAACACCAGCATGACCCCGGCGAAGTTGTGGACGCCCGCGTAGGCGTCGGGGTTCTCCGCCGACCACAGCCGCCCCTCGACGCCCCAGTACCGGGTGCCCATCTTGAGGTCGCGCTCCACCAGTTCCGTCAGCCACTTGGCCGGCATCAGCCGCGTGGCGCTGACCTCGAACCAGTGGCTGTTGAGCGCCATGCTGAGCCACTTGGTAATTTCCGCCCATGTGATCGACCGAAGCTGCGCCTCGGAGTTGGCCGACACGATGGTTGTCGAGCCGATCCGCGTGGTCAGCATCCAGATGACCAGCCAACTGACCAGCGCCGACTTGCCGATCCCGCGGCCGGATGACGTCGCCATCCTAAGCGTGTCGAAGTCGATTTTGCCGTTGTTCTGCTTCACGTGGTCGGCGGTGCGTTGCAGCACCTCGCGCTGCCACCGGCGCGGGCCGTCGAAGTGTTCCAGCGGTGTGCCCGGTTGGCCCCACGGGAACACGAACAGCACGAACTTCAGCGGGTCGTCCTTGATGGCCGGCGTCCACAGCCGGCTCATCAGTTCCATTTCGTCGTCGGCGCTATACCGTGTGGTCTGCATTTTCTGCCTGTTCGATTACGTGCGCCGCCTCGGCCACGCCCTCGATGACGCGGCGCTGGGCCTCTTGCAGTGCAGAGGTGATGGAGATGGTCTGGTTGACCTCGACCTGCACGGCTTGCTTGGCGACCCAGCCGTGGACGTGCTTCAGCACATCCAGCGCCGCCTTGGCGTCGCCGGCGCGGGCGGCGTCATGCAGCACCTTGGACATCTCCATCTCGCCGTCGGCCCGGCCCTTCTCCGCGGCCAACGCCGCCAGCGGGTCGAACTCGCACAGCGCGCGGTATTCGGTCGGCGTCATGCCGGATGCGAGCGCCAGCGCCTCGCCACGCAATCCATTACGCGCGGCGTGATAGATGGCTTCCAACCGCGCCTCGGTGGCTTCCAGTTTGCGCGGCTCATAGGGGAGCGAAAAGACTGCCATAGATTTTGTATAGCATGGCTGGTTGGGTTTGCAAAAAATAAAAAATTGTTTGCGGACCCTCCGTGACCGGGACGGGGCGGCCGCCGGCCCCCCGCCCCCCGGCTCTTGGCGCGCGGCCGGATGGGCGAGGCTAGGCGTGAACATCTGAATAGCTATTCATATGTCCAGATGTTTATATTAGCGAGGGCTAATATTAGCGTTTGGTCACATTGCATTGCAGCACAATCTGTTACGTTATAACGTAACGTTCACCAGGCAGCGCGCCTAGGTCAAATAGGTCATCTAGGTCATGGCCAAAACATCGCGCCAGCACGACACGCGGCAGCTAGCTGCCAGCGCTATGCGTAACAGAATATAGTGTGAAGCATGGAGCGGAATGCGCGCGCGGTTTGCGCGGGCCTAGGTCATCGCTAGGTCAAATAGGTCATCTAGGTCATGCGTTTTTCATCGCTACAGCTCGACGGTGTATAGGTCATACTACTTTACATATGTTAATTATATTACTGACTGCACGTGAATAGTATAGTAATACCTAGAAAGCCTAGGAAAATTGAAAAAAGCTTGTAAATCTAACTACATAGCCCCGCGCCGCCTGGCGAGAACCTAGGCTACCTATTTTTATACCTAAAATGCCGATTTTTCGGCCCTCTTTTTCCTCGCCTTACTAAAATGTCATGTAACACATTCTGTTATGCCTTATTCTTGCCTTATTTGGGCTTTATCGCGCGCTTTGTGGGTCGTCGGGATGACCTATTTTTCGGAGGGAAAGACATGAGGTTTGCAATAGAATTGCTTGCACAAATAGCGCTTGGCGCGCTTGTGTTGTTTGCGTTTTGGCTCGCGCTTGTCGTGACGCCTTAATCGGTAGGGGGGGGAACCATGATTAAAACCATCATTCGCAATGCGCGGCAGGATGCGCTTGAACCGCAAAAGCCCGCCTTCGTTTTCTACTTTGCTGATGAACCGCAATACGCCGCGCCAGAGCGGCGCGGCCATCTGGCGCATATGCTGAAATGCTATCGCGCCGCGCCGGCGCGCTATTCCGTCCGCAAGGCGGGGCTGCATAGCTATGTGGTCACTATGCCGCATAGCGCTGTTACTGCAATCATTGAAGCACGGGGGGTCTAAACCATGCACACCTATAATCTGGAATACACCGACACGTTCGGCGGCGAGGCAAACTATTGCTGGGTTCAACGCGCCAGCATCACCATGCCGGAATGGCCATGTTTCAAGGGTTGGGATGGCAACGGACGCCGCGAACCAAAGGGCTACCAGCGCTGCCTCATGCGCCGCGCCAAGGCTGCGCTTGGCCTGACAGGGCTGCGCGGCGTCACCACTAGCCTAGGCGATGGTTACGAGTTTCGGCCCTACAAAATGGCTACCGTCTTATTCATCACCTACGCCAGCGAATAGGCCGGGGTTGTTTTGGGCGATGGCAGCACGCGCTGCCATCATCCAAGCCAATCAAGGCTTGAGGAAATAGGGGATATTGCACCATGCAAACATGGCACCACGCACTAAAGCGCGCGATTGGCGAGCAATGCACACAAGCATATCGTCAAGCCAATATCAAAAGCGATGGCACAACGCGGCGCAAACATGTGCCCTATCCTGTGCCAGAGTTGGCGCGCGCCATGGTTAACGCGCTTGACCGCGACGACGAACACGAAGCCAAGCGCTTGCTGCTGATCTATCGGACTGGCGCGCTGTCTCTGGTCTAAGGCTGGTTTGGGCGATGGCAGCACATGCTGCCATCTTCCAAGCCAATCAGGGCTTGAGTGAGAGGGAAACAGGGTAATGGAAAATCTTTTCGCGCAGTTTCAGGGCGCTGATCTTGACCGTTTGGCCGATTGCATCAAGGCCATTCGCAAGGCAGGCTTGCAGACAAGCAAACACACGCAAGCTGGCGTCAATCAATCCTCCGGCAATGTTTGGGTTTGGGACGAGGATTGGCAGGGCTGCGTTGCGTGCTCAATCGGCTTCAACGTGTTTTGGTCGCATTCCTGCCCTGAGTGTGGCGAGGAATACGAGTTTGCCGACTATGACGACCTGCAAGCCTATGTGGAACGGCACGAAGGGCAATGCGAGGCTTGCGTTGAAGTCAAGGCGGAGGTGTGACTAGGCCGGGCGCCACGGCGCCCCGCCATCGCAAGGCGCCCATGGGGCGCCCTGCGACGGCGACAATGCCGAACATGAGAGGGAAAGATCATGCCGTTATACCTAGTCACAGTGTCGCGCGCGGTGCGCGAAACACTCTCCAACGACGTTGAAATTGACGCGCCCGACGCTGCCACGGCGCAAGCGCTGGCGCTGGCGCAATGGGAGGAAGGGGAGTTAGAATTATATCAAACAGGGTGGACAGCTGAAGACAACCCCGAACCCGTTGAAGCCTCCGCGCGCGAGGTGACCGAATCATGACCACCACCACAGCCGTTTACCTTGTCGCCTGCGATGATGAGACCGGGGACAATCAAGACCTGATCGTTGAAGCCCGCGACCCGCACGAAGCCGCGCGGCTCTGGCGCCAGCATTACGAATATCCGACAAGCCGGGCGCCCGATATTGTGTTTGAGATACCGCCCGCCACGGGACGCCCCGGCGCCCGCCAATGGAACGGTCTACCGCGCTGGACGGGGGCGCGCGTATGAGCGCGCCACACGTCAAGCCCCAAGGGCTGTTCTGGTACATCGTGGGGGCGCCGGGCGGCGCCTTCTACGGCATCCCATGGCCAACCCGCGCCGACGCCGAGGAAGTGCTGCGCTGCGTGCTGGCGCAGCATGAGAGGGCCACGCCATGCGCGTCTTAATAGCCTGCGAATATTCCGGCGCCGCGCGGGATGCCTTTCGCGCGCGAGGGCATGACGCCTTGTCCTGCGACCTGCTGCCAAGCGAAACGCCCGGCCCCCACTACCAAGGCCCGGTGCAAGACATTTTAGGCGACGGGTGGGATTTAATGATCGCGCACCCGCCATGCACCCATTTGGCCGTTAGTGGCGCGCGCTGGTTTGCTGGCAAACAAGCCGAGCAGGCCGAGGCGCTGGCCTTTGTCCGCCTGCTGCTGGCCGCGCCTATCGCCCGCATCGCGCTGGAGAACCCGGTTAGCGTCATATCTAGTCGGATCAGGAAGCCCGACCAAGTCATACAACCTTGGCAATTTGGCCACGAGGCAACCAAGACCACCTGCCTATGGCTGAAGGGCCTGCCGCACCTGACGCCAACCAACATTGTCGGCAAGGGCGCGCGGCACGTCACCAAGTCAGGCAAGAGCCTGCCGCAATGGTATAATCTGCCGCCCTCGGCGGATCGCTGGAAAATACGCAGCGCGACATTCCAAGGCATCGCGGATGCCATGGCCGAACAATGGGGGAACCCATGCTAACCCTAATCTTGCGGGCCGTGTGCCTGCTAATCGCAAGGAAAACCATCAGATGAAAGCCGACGAAAAGAAAGCCGTTCAATACGCGCGTTGGCTGGCCGAGCGCGATGCTATGCCCCTGCCGGAACATGCCTATACAACAATAGAATGGGCGGCGCCAACGATGCGCTCAGGCGTCAGGCTGGCGCGTATCAAGGCGGTGACGTTTACCGGGGAGCGCTACGCCGTAACGGTTTATCTGCCGGGGTGGGATTACGACCCAAGCCCTGTGGAAGGGCCGCCGGCCGGGGAGACGTGAGGCAGATGCTCAACCCGGCCGGCGGTGCGTGGGCTTGTCGGGAGGGAAAGCCACCCACGCACAAGATCACGTTACACCGCACCCGAGGGGGATGCAATGACAATTTTGGATTGGATACGCATGGCCATAGTGGGCCTGCTGTTGGGCGGGGGCATAGTGGCCCTGCTGGCCTATTGGATTGAAACCGCAACGAGGGAACTAGACGATGATCATTACTGAACCTATGCCATTCCGTAGCCTGCGCGGTATCATGGCGAGCATTCAAGTGCACGAGGAAATGCTGAAACAAGTGCCCGACGGGCTAGAAGAAGCTTGGCGCCTGCACCGCACCCTGGCTGCGCTTGGACGCCAGCTAGACGAGGCCGAGGCCCTGTGGAAGGCGCACCATGCCAAAGCCTGACAACCGCCTGCCGCAAGGCATCGCCGCTGCCCATGTGGATTATATCGCCCACGAACGGCGCAAGGGGACCACATGGGAGGCGATTAGCCGCACCGTGGGCGTGTCGGCCAAGACCTTGTCGACATGGTGGGCCAAGCGCGGGGCATACAGCCCCTACCATAAGAGCCCCACGCGAGAGCGCGAGGCCAAGGGCTACACGCCGCGCAAGTGCCTCCGCTGTCAGATAATGTTTGACAGTAGTGGGCCGGGTAATAGAATGTGCGCGCGCTGCCGCACGGCAGACTGATAAGGGAAGAGGGAAAAATGGAAGATTTAACGCATGACGGGCTACGCAAGCGCGTGGCCGAACTGGAGCAGGCGCACATGGCGCAAGCACAGATAGCGTGGCACCACTACCAGCGGGCGCAGCTTGCCGACCTGCGCGCTGACGACGCCGACGCGCGCCTGAAGGCGTTTCTGAAGGTGGCGGAGGCGGCCTACTGGTCGCTGGCCTGGGCATGGCAGGACGGGCTAGAGGGCCAGCCTGGCCCGTTCAATTTGGACGGGCTGGATCCTGACGTGATGCCGACGCCAGAGCGCAATCTATACGAGGCCCTGAAGGGCTTGAAGCCGTTTTACGGCACGGAGGCAGCATGAAGACCTTTCTGGAGCGCCTGCGCGACAATCTGGCCATCGCCGAACGCGAGGGCGACCATTGGGGCGCGGCGCGGATCAAGCAGAGCATCGCGGTGTTGCAATCGCTGGACAATGCGTCCGAACACGTTAAGCGGGCGCGCAAGCTGTTCGTGCCGCAACAGCCGCCCGAGGCCGAGCCTGCCGAGGTGGCGGGCCTGCGCGCGGCCATGCACGACCTCGCCGGCCATGTCTGGCGCGGCGATTGGGACAAGCTGAAGCCGGAAACGCGCGCGGCGCTAGGAGAAAAGGAATGAGCGAACTCCGCGTTTTGGTCGGGTTTGACCCGTCACGCGACCTTTGGCTGGCGGTGGTTGTGCGGGAAAATGAAATTATGACGCTAGGGTTTGAGCCTACGGAAAAAGAAGCCGCCGAATGGGGCGTAAAGGCAATGAAAGCTAGGGCATGGGAAAAGGGCGTTGATGATCCGCCCGACGTTTACGCCCGCGCGGAGCAGGGAGAAAAGGCTTGATCCAGCAACTAAACCCGCCCCTGCCACTGTTGACGCCCAAGGGGCGGGCGTGGGCGCATCTGGTGATCGATTATGGGCCGGAGGCAGACCTGCTATGGGTCTGCTTCCAAGACGCCACAGGGCAGTGCTGGACGTGGCCCAATAAAGAGGTCCGCATCCAGCCTAATGAAACCTTGGGCCGTCCTAACCCACCGCTTTGAGGTTGACCACCTTCGGCGCAGCTTCCTCTTCTACAATGCGCCGGAGGTCGCTTTTGCTGTATTTTTTGGCCATCTCGGGCGTCGCAAAGATGTGCTTCTTGTTCATCAATTCGACCGTCCCCACCCTGCCAACATCCACCCACTTGGCTTCCTTCAGCGCGTGAAGCAGCGCCGGCTGCGGTATCTTGACGCCTGGCGGGGCCAAGCCGCTCAGGCGGTCGCACACGGCATGGAAGGGCGAGGCGATGACGCCCTTGGCGAAGTCGCCTTGGCGGTTGCGGATCAGTTCGACAATGAAGCTTTCGGCCATGCTCATGCTATGCTCGATCAGGTTGGCCTTAGCGTCGTTAAGCACCGGGGCAGCACCCGGGTTGAACGCCGACACGTCGCGGGCGTGCAGCCACTTGGCGACCTTCTCAAACCCCAAGCCTTCCTTGTACCAGCGCCAGATCAGCTTGGCCTCGGCCTCTTCCATGATGGGCGCCTGCGACCACAGGACGAACCAACGGCGGTCGTCGCTACTGATCGTGATTGGAACCGGGTCGTTGGAGAACGCCAGCACGAAGGCGCGGTTGACCGTGTCGTAGGGGTGCAACCCCTTGCGGTTAACCGTCAGCATCTCAGGCGGCGCGGCAATGATCGGCTTCAGCCTGTTGGCCAGCGCGCGCCTGGTGGCGGCTTCCGGCTCCTTCAACTCGTTCAGGATGATCACTTCGCTTTCCAGCGCGTAGCCCCACTGGCTGTTAAGCGAATCGCCATCCACCAGCCCCCGGTTGACCAGCCCCGGCCCGCACACGGCCCACAGGAACGGCGCCCACATGGTATCCTTACCGGAGCCACCATGGCCGCCGTGCAATACGGCGTGGTTGATCTTGACGCGCGGGTTCTGCGTCTTGAAGGCCATGATGTCCCACAGGTGGTTCAACTCGGCCTCGTCTGGCACCAGCCGCCGGCAATGCTGCTGCCAGATGCTGATGTCCTCATGCGCCACCTTCGACACGTCGGGACGCCCGTCGCGCCAGCGGTTGCCATAGACGACGCCATTGCGCGTGACCAGCACGCTCTCGCCCGCCGCGTAGGTGACACCCTCCAGCACCCGCGCGCCCATGGCCTGCCTGTTCTCATCGAAGCAGGTGGCGGCTTCGATCTTGCGGGCGTTGTGGATCGACTTGCAGGGGACGTGCCGGAACAGGGCATTGAAGGAATACCGGGTAATCTCGCGACGTTCCTGAAGGTCGAAGAAGCTGTCGTCCGACACAACATAAGC